GACTTAATCATATATTTCTCCTTTTATTATTCTCCGACAATCTTTGTCCAGAGATTTTTTACCCAAGCTGGCTGTGGCAGAAGATTCCAACCAACAACAAGACCTACGGCAAATCCAATAAGAACATCAAACATCATTTTGTCTCCCTTTTTCTATCTTCTTTACACTTGTTACTTTGCACAACAAGACTAGCATTATATATGTGCCCCAAACAATTGTCAAGCATGAGTTTCTTGACTGTTCTTATGGGAATAGCGAGGCCAATAAATGTAGCATCGCGATGGCCAGCAGCGGGAACACCAATAAGATAACCAGATGAGTTGTAGAGTGCTCCACCTGAATTTCCTCCGTAAATGCCTCCGGAGAACTGAATCATGGCAACTCTTTCATTTCCAGTCCAGGGGAGTTGAAATGTTCTGTTTAGATTAGAAACAATACCTTCAACCACCGTTGCGTCCATTCCACTTGGATTGCCCACAATATATACACGCTCACCGCGAACAATCTGTCTATCATCAGGCAATATAACACTGGCTACTCTATGTGGTATTGCTGACTTGATGCGAAGAATAGCAAGATCGACCTTTTTGTCTTCTGCTATGATTTCTGCAACATAAGATGCAGTAGAGACTTTATCAAAACCGTCATAACCGTGCTGTTCGACATTCACATCTGCATATCTGCGAACACGAACTTTCTTTGCGTAACCATTAGCATCTGTTTCTTCACGCTCAACAAAAGAGATAAGGCTATCGATGCAGTGATGGTTTGTGAGAATTAGTCTTTCTTCTAGCGAAATGAGTGTGCCTGAGCATCCTCTATTCACAACGAAATTGGTTTGATCAATCACCCTATTCATCTGCTCTAACGTCCATTCAGCCGCGATTGCAGAAGAGGTCATGACAAAGAACAGGATTGAATAAAGATATTTTTTCATGAGGTACCTCCGTACCTCTTATTTATAGATATATGTTCCTGCTGGTATACCTTGAGGGCATACATCAACAACTATTAAGTTTACACTTTTTACGTAGGAACATCTTGGTCGATTGTCAATAACCCGCGACTTGGCATTTGGATTGTTATTGACGAGAGGTTCAAGAGCGGAGATACTACCAGAGACCAAACCAAAATCAACCGCGGCCGCACAGCCGGATAGCAGTGTTGCTGATAGAGCAACAACAATAATCTTTTTCATATTAATCTTCTTTCCTATATGAAACTACTTTATCATCTACGACTTTAATGATTTTTTGATCAACCAGTAAATCGAGAGTACCTTCAACACCACGATGTACGCCGAGTTTATAGTTAATGACTGCACAGGCTCCAAACAATAATGAGAACAATGAAACGATCCATAAATCAACAAACATATTCATGTTCCTTTCTGTAAGCCTCAATCTTCATCATGAGTGAATCAATATAGTCAATTCGATCTTTGATGAAGACTTGAGGTTTATCTTCACCGTCTACTGATATGATCACCACGACCTGATTGATTTGTATATCGGTCATTTCTTCATACATTAATGAATATGCGGTACCTTGTTCGAAGTAGTTCTCAATCCATTCTTCTCGCTTTTTGCGTAAAGAAGTCTTGAAATCGATGATTGACGGCACTCCTGCAAACTCTGCAATAACGTCGGTTCTACCCGCCACACCTAGTATCTCTGAATATAAAGGTGATTCAATGTAGTGAATATTGTCGATGTTATCAATCGTTGAACGAATATCACTGAAGGCTTGCTTCATATCAGGCATAACACCCTCAAATATATTCTGTTCATTTGATAGATATCGTTCAAGAAGGGAGTGAAACTTTGTGCCTCGCACCGATGCACGGCCAGTTATTGCATTGGCTTCATTTGCACCAACACGATTGCGCCATTCGATTATTTGCGCTTTCTTGAAATGACCGAGAACAGTTGTTACAGAAGGAAGTTTTATGCCGTTTGGTGAAACATAGTATCTATTTCCGTTTATCTCTTCTACGGAGAGAGATTTCAATTCAGGCATATTTGAAAGATATTTAAAGGTTTTCATTAAGCACCATTACCATCACCACCATCACCACCACCGTCTCCGCCAGAGCCGCCGCCATCACCGGCAGCATCGCCACCTTTAGAACCTGAACGAGAAGGCACAAGATGTTTTGCATCAACTTTCTTTCTAAAGGTGATCATTTTATCTTGCATCTCTTCTCTAAGAGACTTGAAGCCTTTTCTTTTAGATTCTTCTTTTGTCTTATACTTATGTGAGTGACCTACATAAAACTCTGATGGCACAGGCTTGTTAAATCTTAGTTCAGCACCCATATAATAATCACTATCCGATGCATCTGGATTTTCTTTTTTCCATCTTGCATATTCATTCTTATCTAACATTCGGGTTCTAGTCAACCCAATATTACCTCTTAAATCTGGATCGAGATTTTGTTTTACCCAATCCATAGGTACTCTAAACTTTGTGACTGCGCGGTCTTCGTGCGGGGTTGTTACAGCCTTCGCACCTGCATGACGAAATGAATGTTCGCCTCGTCTCTCACCGCTTGACATGGCGGCGTAACCGTGTGCGGTGTGAGGATCAAGTGCCATTGATACCATTCCGGTTTTAGGATCAGGTACGCTAATACCTGATCCTTCAATATGCTGAACATTTCTTTTATGCGTTCCGTGATAGAGATCGATGTAATCATTTCTATCTGACCACCAACCGTGATTGGTGGTCTTATCGAAAGGTATTTCTGTCATAACCCCATTTCCGTTTTTGTGATGATATAGTCGCGAACAACTCCTGAACGGACAATATCTTCTTTTTGAAACTCAACATGTCTGAAACTATTTATTCTGCGAGTAATATCCATAAACTCACGAATACCAGTTCTTTCATGTGGTTTATTCAAATCTGTTTGACGATAATCACCACAGAAAATGATGCGAGAGTTATTTCCTAAGCGTGTCATGACCGTATCAATTTCCTGATAGGTCATATTATTGATCTCATCTACTATAACAATTGCGTTGTTAAATGTCAAGCCTCTTAGAAAAGATGTTGTTGTAAATTCAATCATTTTCTTCATCTTGAGTATACCATACCCGTCACCGCGGCCGAAGAGGTCATCGCAGATTTCTTTATATGGTTCTTCATAGACTGCTATCTTGTCTTTAATTGATCCAGGAAGAAAACCCATATCTCTCGACGGAACGACAGAACGTATAAGCACTATTTTATCAAATGTCGATCTATTTGATAGCACTTCTTCTAATGCTAGATATAAGGCGCAAAATGTCTTACCTGTTCCAGCATAACCGTGCAACATGAGATTATATCCGTTTCGATATGATTCAAATGTTGTTTGCTGATTTACTGTTAAAGGTTTAATTGTGCGAAGTTCAAAGTGATTGTTCTGTGACTGATAATTCTGATTGTTATTCTTCTTTGGCTTCTTTGACATGCTTGCTCCTTTATATGCAAAAAGAGGCGTCTTTGTAGGACGCCTCTTTCCATTTTTGTTTGAAATAGAAATACCTATCTCTCTACTCAATCAAATTTCCTTTGGAATGTTCCATCTTTTATTTGCAACAGCACTTGCACCTGGTGCGGCCTCTTTGACCTTACCAAGAACATATTTCTGGAAATCAGATGGAGGTTTTGAGATACCAATACCCACAGGATCAACAACATTCATCTTGAACACCTGATTAACATCAGGATGATCCTCAAGATACTTTATCATTTCATCGTAGGTAAGAGTCATATCGTACTGCTCACCTGTTTCTTTTGATTCAAATGTGTATATTGGCATTGATACTCCTATTTATAATCTCAGGCTACTCTGCGATACGAGAGAACCTTTGAGGCAGGAAAATAACTCGTTCTTACGCTATTACCCTGATTACCTCCCAGAACAGCCACATAAGTTCTTCCATTCCGTGTCACATGACCTTCATAGAAGCCTACATGACGACCAAGCACTACGATATCACCCTTTCGAGGGGTTCTAGTCGCAACGCCATATCTTAAGAAGCTTCTCGCTTGATTCGAGTTTGTTCCCTGTACCCCTACTCTATGTAGCATCGCATTTACGAATGCTGCACACCAAGGCGTTCTAGCAGGATCAATTTTCACGACATTTCTAAGTGTATTTCTGTTGGTGCGTTCATGAAGCCCAACAAATCGAGAAGCCACTGAATGTATGTGTGATGTGTCGTATGCGGTTGGCCATTCGGCCTGAGGCAGGGTCGCTTTTCGTGTCTGTGTGTTTTTACGCTTAACTACTCTTTTCTTTTTTAGTGCTACACATTTTTCATAACCATGGTTTGTTATTGTGCAACTATACGTAACGCCTGCTCTTTTCTTTATCGTCGCTGCTTCTGCCGGAGCCCCCATTGCAAATGCAAAAAGAGCCGCTGCATACGCGGCTATTTTGAGATTGAACATTTTGTATCCTTTTAGTTGTTTACGATATTTTTCTCCTCTGAGAAAATCTTCACTGAATCATGACGATTTAATATTTATTCATCGTGGATAGTCAGAGTGGCTTTCTTGAGCCTGTAACCACGATCATGCCAAGCCTGAACCCTTTTCGAAAAGTCGTGGTCATTTCTAAATGTGTTTGTGTGTTTTTCCCACGCACCTGCTGTCGTATTGTCGAAGGTGTTATAAGACATTTCAGGAATGATCTTATCGGCGTGTTGCACCTCCCATTTGCTGAGAGGTGGCACGATGACATAACCATCAAGAGTGTATTTCTTGGGTGTGGGAGTCATCACTTCACTTGAATAAGTGGCTGCGTGTTCTGCGGAAGGATAACAGTATGTGTGCCCTGTCGAGCAAATCCCTGCATCGCTTCGATACGACGAAGTTCGATCAGTGCAGGAGTGATTGACTCGGCAATGATGCGGTTGGCGGCCGCTTCACCTTCAGCCTCAATTCGCTTGCGTTCTGCTTCGACCCTTGCAAGTTCCTGCTGCTGCTGACGCTGACGAACAGCAAACTCAACTTCGGCACTCTGCTTGATTGCTTCCTCAAGACGAGGGTCGGTTACGATGTTACGAACAAGGACGTTGGTGATTTCAAACATGCCCTGACCAGCATCGCTATCCGCTTCGCGCTGAAGGTTTTCGCGGACCAACTGAGCAAGTTCGGTACGACGAAGATGCATTTCAGATGCGTTGTAC